CGCTTGAGTAGCTGCTGGCTGAAGCCGTGGCCACCTTTGATCACAAAGATGTTTCGGTGCTTGCGAATCCGGCAGAAGTTGTACACCTCTTGCGTCAGGTAGCCCGAATCGATCGCAGTGGCAGCGACTTTCATGCTGATGCCAAACGCGTTGGTGACCGGCTGGGCAAGGTATTCGTCTAGCTTTTCCCAAACCTCACTGCGTGTTGGGTCGCCCGGTATGTAGTGCCAGTCGATGGTCCAACGGTTGCCGCCTTCACCAAAGCCGCGCAGCTGGACCTCGATGCGATCCTTTTGCACGTCGACACCGGCGCAGATAAACAGGCAACCAACAGGAACCGTGCGCAGTGCATACGGCTCGGCGCGCTCTTTGATTTCCTGCCAGTCGAGCTTTTCGTTTTCATCTTCGAAGCATTCACCAAGCACGGAGCCGTAGAACACCTTGAGCCGGGCCGGGTCGGACTTGACGCGGAGATAATCAGCCGCGTGCTGCGCCCAGGTATCACCCAACCCCAGCGGCGTGTAGAGCGCGTTGATGTGGAAGCCTGCGATCTCACGATCGGGGAACTTTGGCACCCACACACCACCAGCGAGCATGGCGGTTTTGTGGTGCTCATCAATCAACACGCTGCATTCACCGCAGCGGTATTTCGCCTTCTCTGGCTCGCCTTCGGGCCATGTGACGTTTTCCCAAATCAGCGGCTGCCGGGCTTCACAGTGCGGGCAGGCGACGTGGTATGAACGCTGGTCAGACTCAAGCCAATCTTTCTCAATGCGGCTCAGCGATTTGATGGTCGGTGAGCTGATCTTAAAAATCTTGCGGCGCGGAAACGTGGTGGTGCGTTTCTTCGCCAGGTCAACCGGGTCGCCTTCTTCATCGACCTCGGCTGGGTATTTGTCGATCTCATCAAGCAGCAGGTACTTGATCGGCATCGAGGCCAATGAAGCGGCGCTGTTGGCGCCACCGACGATCAGCATGCCGTCGCCGGCAAACTCTTTCATGGTCATCGTGTTGCCACCATCACGCGATGCACTCGAGGCAATGAGCTTCGAAAGCTGCGGGCTGGCTTCGATCATCGATGCCAGGCGTTGCTTTGACCACCGCGTGCCGACTTCTACCGTCGGCAACACCGCCAACATCGGGCCGGGCGCGTGATCCATTGCGTAGCCCAGCCAATTCAGCCCGACTTCAGTGCCCCCCACTTGCGTGGATTTCTTGAACACCACCTCGCGGCACGGATGCTGCGATGACAGGCAATCCATAATTTCGCGCAGAAACGGCACCCGCGACGTCCGCCACGGCCCTGGCTCACTCGCACCCTTCGCCGTGAGCTTGCGGTGCTTGTCAGCCCATTGCGAGACGGTGAGCGGCGGGTTGGGTCGAATGGCAGCGGCAAATATCTTGCCTACAAACGAGCCGCCGTCAGGCATTAGGTCACCACCTCAAATAGCTTTTGCTGCCGTTGGGCGTTTTCGATTCGCTCACAAGCAATGTCGAAATTACGCTCCATCAACTCGATTCCCGTGTATTTCAGTCCGCGCTTAACCGCAGCAATTCCTACGGGAGCAGACCCCATGCAAGCGTCTATAACTGTTTTAGGGTCGCTGGCAAGGCTCACGCACCAATCCATTAACGCTATCGGCTTCTGAGTCGGATGCACCCGTGGCGCGGCGCTCTCAGAATCCCGCAACATCCCATTCCACATATGCCGAAACATACGCACAGAAGTTTTTAGGTTTGTCCACGCCAGCTCACAATCGGCAAAACAGTTTTTACCGTTTACCTTGTCCCATACAAGCCAGCCGCGAGAAGGCGCAACCGTAAAATAATTGCCGCCCCAAATAATTGTTTCTTTTGCCGCGCCAATGCAAAGCGCGATTCGATCTGCGGACATAGGTTCTTTATCCCAATCAAAATCGCCATAGTCTGTCGTTTTTGCCAACTTGCGTCTTGACGCTACTCGATGCGCGTTCTCGCCAACACCATAAGGGGGGTCGTGAATGCCCAGATCGTGCTTTGCGAGAGTCGGCAAAATTTCACGACAATCGCCAAGGTACAGCGTGGCATTGCCTATTACTTCCATCCTTTTGTAAGCCATCACGCCGTCAGGCATCGCTCACCAGCTCGCCGGCATCATCCAGCGTGACCGCAGCGTTTGCAAAATCCGTCAAGACCTTGCGCACTTCCTCCTCCAAAATTAATTCACGCTTTGCAGCATCCGGCTCGCCGTTGATCAGTGGCATCACACGGGCGCTGATACCACCGAGCCCCTTGGAGACCACGGCCGCCAGCGATTCAATATCGCGCTTCACCTTCTCGCGGCGAATCAGCAAGCTCTCTTGCTCTTCGCGTTTAATCTTTGCCAGCTTGGCCAGCTCAGATTCTTTGTCAGCACGGGCGCGGTTGAATTCCGCATAGGTTGAATCAGCGTTGCCACCCGCTCCTCCCGGTAGTTCAGAGCCACCAGGAGGAGTCTGCCTTGCTTCAGGTGGAGGTGCTTTTTCAGATGCAAACAGCGCGACTTCGATCACTTTATTTTCGCGCTCCCGCGCATGGCGAATGACCACGCCCTGCTTTGCTGGATCTGCTGACTGATCGATCAACTCGATCGACTTCTCAAAGTCAACTTTGCCGTCCGCATCGAACGCCATACGACCGGCCTTCTCCCACCGGCTCACTGTCGACTTGTGTACTCCGCGATGCGCCGCGAACTCGGCGCGCGTGCCAGTTGGCATGGTGCCCCCGTTGTTGCGTTGCGCGTTGCATGGTGCTGTGGGTGAAGTTGCGTAAGGTGCAACTACTTGAAACTAGCTAAACAACGGGGCTCGAATTACCGCACTGGGAAAGCTCAGGGAGGACCCGTGAAATTTATTGGCTGTCAGCGGTGCGGCTGACGCAACTACCACAACATGGCAGAAACTATAGACCGAATGGCGTATGAGCGGCGTGGCATTTTGGATAACCCTAGCACTGGCGCGGCGTTTCAGGTGGTCACTTTGGAAACGCATAACATTGGCGGGCATCTTCAGGCATAAGTGCTTGGAACTGCCCGTCATTTAACGGGTTTGATCTTTGCGTATTGCAATAAAATTCTCATGCGCACGGCGCAGGATCGTTGGCACACGATGCCGGTCGCAATGTGGATCAATGCGACGCGCGATGTCGATGTTGCTCACTGATTGCAGGTGGTAGTGCAACAGCGCAACACATTGCTCACGCAGCTGCTCACGCATGGCGCGAATGGTGCGATTGGTGACCTCGGCCTCGGCTGCGATGGTTGGTATCGCAATGCCACTATCAGCCCTCATCTCACGCTTGAGCGCGGCTTCGTCAGGGTGCATCTCGACCGAAACTGGTGAGCCGGTCGCACCACGACGCCAGCGATCCCACTCACACACCTTCACGCGCACTTCGTCCTCAAATGGGTACGGCTCAGCCATCAGTCATCCTCACGTTCGTTGAAGTGCGTCTGGCACAGCCAAGTGCCACCGCGTTTGTACTTTGCCAACGCACCGCACACCGCGCATGAGTCAGGCTTGGTGTTGACCATCGCCACTGCCTCACGCCACTCGGCATTGGTGAGGTATGAGCGTGGCCCTACGAGGTATTGCCCACCGTCACGCAAGGCAGCGTCACTCTTGGCGATCACGTTGGCCACATGCGCCAAGACCAGATCAATCTCACGGTCGAGCTTCATGCGCTCCCACCTTCGTCTGCATTCGGCCTTGTACTTTTTGTGCATCGATTGTGGCCATGCTTGCCAGAAGCGATCGAATGGCAAAACACCAGCGTCGATAGACGCGCTAGGGTTTATGGGAAGACTATGGGAAAACCCTTTATATAGGTGACCCTGATTTAGGTGCACGTCCTGCACCCAATTAGGTGCACCACGTTCACCGCCTTCTGCCAAATTAGGTGCACCACGTTCACCGCCTTCTGCCAAATTAGGTGCACCACGTTCACCGCCTTTCACGTCTTCCGGCCATGCAAGCGTGTACTCGTTACGTGACCACTTTTGCCCGCCAAATCCATGCCGGCGAATAGTCAGCCAACCGTTTTCCTTTCCCAATTTCACCTGCGTCAATACAGCACGCTTGGACAAACCCGTTTCCGCAACCAACTGCTCGATGGTCGGAAAACACGGCTCACCCGCATCGTTGACATGACAAGAGAGCGTCAACAAAACGTGGCGCGTGGTACTCGGCAGATCACTTTTCAGTAACCGCTGCCGCCATGACCAAGCTCGTCGTTCGTTGCTCACACTCCACCTCTTTCCGCATACTGCTTTTGGGCGCGGAATTGCCGCCCTGGCGCTTCACCTTCGTTGTAAAACTTCGTCAGTCTCGGCTCGTAATCCATGTGCACCGTGCCGATGCCGCCGTTGCGTTGCTTACCCACAATCACCTTGGCGTCGTACATATCCTCTTCTTTTTGCGTGGCCACATACTCACGATGCAGCAGCAAAATGGTGTCGGCATCACTCTCGATTGAGCCGGAATCGCGCAGCTCGGAAATCACCGGCATTTTCTTTTCTTTGGCCGCGTCACGGTTTAACTGTGACAGCGCGATCACCGGGCAATTCAGCTCTTTGGCCAATCGTTTTAGGCCGGAGGTGACCGCGCCAATTTCCACGGCCCGATTGTCATAGCGCCCTTCCGAGTGAGCGAGCTGCACATAGTCGACAATCAGCAGCCCAAAGCCACCCACGCGCTTGGATTGCACCCGCGCACGCGCCACCAGCTCTTGGATGGTCAGCCCACCGGTTTGATCGATGTGGAAGTTGGCACTGTTAAGCTGCGTCATTGCCGCGTTGATGCGATCCCAATGCTTCCCATCAAGCCGATGCTCGCGGAATCTGCCGCTCGGAATACCGCTCTCACCTGAGAGAATCCGCACCGCCAGCTCGATGTCTGTCATCTCCATTGAGAACATGCCCACCGCCACCTTCGATTGCAGCGCCACGTTCGTTGCCACATTCACCGCGAAGGAAGTCTTGCCGACCGCAGGCCGCGCACCGACCACGATCAACTGGCCAGGCTGCATCGGGTTCATCAGCCGATCAAGGTCTTTGTAACCCGTGCGGATGCCCGTAGGAGCCTCTGCATCGTCAAGGTGGGACATCAGCTCAACCAGCGCATCAGAAAGGCTGCGAAACGTGCCCTCGCCGCGTTTAGAGCGGTTGTCAACATCCGCCAACAAACTCTGCGCTTGGTCCAGCAGCTGCCGCGCATTCTTGCCGTTTGGATCGTAGGCAATATCGGCCATTTTCTCGCCAGCGCGGATGATGGCGCGCATCACCGCACGCTCATGCACCACTTCCGCGTACACGCGCGCATTGCTTGAACTCACCGACGTCTGCGACAAATCCAAAATGTACTCAAAGCCGCCCTGCACACGCTTCAACTGGTCTCGGTCTTTCAGCCACTGGCTGACGGTAATCGCATCGGCCAATTTGTTTTCAGAGATCAACGCATGCGCCGCTTTGAAAATCAGCTGGTGCTCGCCGGTGTAGAAGTCAGCCTCAGCCACCACGCCCACCACAAAATCAAAGCAGCCGTTATCGTAGAGAAGCAAGCCCAGCACTGCGGCTTCCGCTTCCAGCGAATAGGGCGGCATCTTCAGCGCGGACATTGGTGCGCTTTCTGCCAGCATGTTGCGATCATCCACGCGATCATTCACAGGCAACACCCCAAAAATCGCGCGGAAGTTTCACCGCCGACGCATGCGCGCCGTTCATTGTTTTACGCATTCACTGTCTCCGCAGTCGCTTGATTTGCCGCGCTCTAAGCGCGATTGGTGCCCGCTGGCGGGCTTGTTCGATTCGACGGTCTTGCGGTATCACCGCGCCAGGCTTGATGCGCCAGAAACGTTCGCCGCATAGCCTGAAAGCCTCTTCAATGCAACCCTGCTGACGCAGATCGGCCAGCACACGGCGCGGCTCTGGCACCTGGTACGCGATTTCAAGGCGCTTAGCCGATACCGGCTGCTGTGCCGATTCGATGAACTTAAACACGCGCTTGGCCCACGTCATTTGTCACCATTGCCCCACTGCCAGCGCATTGCAGGCCGGCCAAGGTTATACCCATCCGTTTGCACAAGCACGCGCTTGGCCACGCCAGCGCGTTGCAGCCGGTACAGCGCATGCATGGCGTTACTAAAACGCTTTGCTTGCACCTTTTCGAGAATCTCCATTGCCGTGAATGATGTCGCGGGATGGGCAGCCAATAAATCACGCACACGTTGCGGCATGGTCGGCTTGCCCAACCGGCTCGCATAAAACGATGGTCGTTGCGACTTCGCGCGCACAACCTTTACGTCTTTTTTCTCCGCCGTTGGCTCATCGACCATTGGCTCAACGTCCATTGGCATCAGCATTACGCGCCGCGTCGGCTGCACCGGCGCGCACGGCTTGAACGTGCCCACACACAGATCCGCAATCGACGGCATCATTCGTCCCACTCCAAGGTCTTTGGCGCGCCGTTTTCCAACAACTGCGCTCTAGCCAACGTTAAGATCGACTCGACGTATTCCGGGTTGTAGCACTTGTATTCGCACGGGACAACCTTAAAGCCAAGATGCGCCAGCATCAACGAGACTTGCTCAAGGTGCTCATTTTTTAATCGCGAAATCGTCGGCTCGCTGACTCCCATCGCAGTCGCAATGACTGCGCCGGATTGAGTTGCTAAGGCTCGCATCACGAGCGAGACCGTTACTCTCGCTCGCTCTTTTGCCGTTTTCATGATTGACCCTTTATGATGTTCTGAATCGTTGTGTGACTCACACCAAACTGTCGCGCAAGCTGGCTTTTATTTACCGATGACCCCATGCGCAGAATCGCTTCGCGCTCGGTGGGCGCAATCTTGTATCTGGTTGGCAGATGGCCGGCTGCTGTTATCTCATCAACCGTCTTGCCTGCCGCCAAACGTCGGCTAACAGTGGCCTCTGACAACCCGGTCAACTTTGCAAGATCGGTTGCCAACACCGAGCCTGCCGAAGACGGGCGCGGCTTTACCTTCGTACTATTTCTGCTTTGCTCTTTTGCTGTGGCCCAACGACAATTGTCAGGTGTGTAATGCCCGTCATTCTCAATACGATCCAGCGATCGTCCTAACGGGCGCGGGCCCATATCGGCCAAAAAATTTCGAAGATCAAACCAACGCTCGCAGACCTTAATTCCCCGACCACCGTAACGAGCAAAACCCACGTCAAGCGGGTCATAACAGCGGCTAAACATACCGCGCCAAGAGCTTAGTGAAAGATGTATTTCATCGTCTTTCATGCCGTGAAATCCTTGTTGCACTAGGTTTCTGGCGCGTTCGGGCAAATCAACCGAGACTGTGTTCATGTTCACCACCAATCAAATCAGAAACAAAAAAAACGCCGCAGCCAAAAAGGCCACGGCGTCAAGGTCGCGTATGCACTCAAGCACTGCGACTTCGGCCCAGGGGGAGGAGTTGCCGAAGAAAGAAGCCACTGGCGGGCGGCCAGTGGCAAGAGTTGCGCTGTTGAAACCCACCGCCGCCGGCGCGAACGGTGAGCCCTTCAAAGGAGACATGGCGCAAAGGATATGGGTGGGGTTACCGATCATGGGAGAATCAAATTGCGACATCATCAACCCCCACGAAAGGAACCCCAATGAAGCTCACAGTTGCCGAATTGATCGAGGCACTAAAAAAGGAAAACCAAAAAGCCACCGTCATCTTCGGATCGGGCAATCTCACCCTATACCGGCTCAACGACCGGACAGGAGAGCTGCAATTCGAATTCAACGAGCTGTACGAAATCACGAACTAACCCTCATCGGATGCTTTGCCAGCCATTCAGCAATCCGCTGGTGGAGCACTGCCACATCGGCACATGGATATGACTCAAGCGGCGTTTCTTTATCCGGGTGGTACACGCTCAACCAAAATGCGCCGTTCGCCAGAACCGAGGTCACCAGTTTCAAGCCATCACGCGGATACGCATCGGTGAAATACATTGGGTGTATTGCCACGCCGCTCTCCCCAAACGCAAAAGACGATAAAACACGGGCGTTTTCAGGCATTTTTGCTTCGAGAAGCCGGTCTTTATTAGGGTTTGTCATTACGCGGCCGCCTCTTGGGAATTTAATGGCCGTGTCGCCCGAAGCGCGCCGGCGGTTATCAGTTCAATTTGAAATTGCCGGCCGATCGGCACCTCATCGCCCCAGTCATAAACGGACGGAGGCTTAATGCCCAGCGCTGCCGCGAGGGCTGATTTGCTGCCGAAATGCGCGATGGCGTCAGATGTCTTCATGGCGCTAATTTTAGGCATACCTACATTTGCAAGTCAAGGTATGCCTAAGATTTATTTTGCTAGCCTAAAAAAATGAAGAACCTCGCCCACCGGGTAGAAGAGTGCTTGGCCGAATATGCCGTTCGAGAGAACGTCAAAGTTTCTGCTGCACGCGCTCGCCTGGCGAAGGCGGTGGGCATAAAAACCCCTTCCATATACGATTGGACCAACGGCAAGACCAAGCAACTCAGTGGTGGCAACTTAAACCGCGCCTCCGCCTTTTTTCAAGTCAGCCCCAAATGGTTTGAAACGGGCGACGGACCAAAGTACATCGCCGAAAGCACCGAAGACGCGGTTGCTAGCGATCCCTTTGAAGCGCTTTTGCTTCGCGCCATTGAGCTTAAGCGCCGCGGCGTTCTTCGAGAGAAAGATCAGGACCACATAGCCAACAACTTGAGCTATGTGCTTGAGCAGGCCGAACGCAGCAAGCCGGTGGTCACGAGCAAACATATCACCAGCGTCGAACGGGACGCCTACAACGAAACCGGGCAATCGCAAAAAAAGCAATTGGCCACGGGATAGAGCGAACGCGCAGGATTGTGTTTTTGGCCTTTATCACCGTGGCGGATGGCGCTTACGCGATTGGGGCAAAAGTGTTATAAAACGAAGATTGTTTAACTAATTGGTGTGCCCATGTCGTTGAAACCGTGCAGAGAATGTAAAAAAGAGATCAGCACCGAGGCAAAGCTATGTCCGAACTGCGGCTGCAAGACGCCTACTTCTTCAGGAATTGGCGTGCGCGGGATTATTGGCTTGTTAGTTGTCGCTGGCATTGCCTACACTTGCACAACGCGGGTAGAGGAGACGGCCAAAATTGAGCGAGCACAAGCCGAAACGCAAGCGGTGGTGGCCGCTACGCCACCTACGTGGGAATACTCGACCAGCACTGACAAGCTAGATGGTACTGTTGCAAAAATTGCCAGCCTGCGAAGCACCAACGCTCTGGCGTTTGATTTTCCGTACAACAAACCTGACAACAGGGGCAGGCTGTACCTTCGCCAAAGCAAACAAAGTGGCTTAAACATAATGATTTTTGTTGATCACGGCCAATTCCTCTGTTCGACCTACGATTGTCGCGTTCGCGTGCGATTCGATGACAACCCTGTAGAAACATGGACTGGCAGCGGGCCAACCGACCACAGCAGAAAAACCATTTTTCTTAGTAATGAAAAAACCTTTTTGACCAAGCTACGAAATGCCAAGCGGGTTCGAATAGAGCCCAACTTTTACCAGGTCAGCGGCGTGATTTTGGATTTCAAGGTTGATTCCCTTGTGTGGCCCTAGCAACCCACCCTGCTTAAGACCCGCTGATGCGGGTTTTTTTTCGCTCTCCTAAAATAAATTAGGCATACCTATTGACATATATTTAGGTATGCCTATACTTATCTCCGTCGCCCGTTTTGGGCTTTTAGGAGGCAATATGCGAAGCACAAGAAACGCTGCCATAGCTGCGGCGATGGCGATAACGACTGCCCCGCTCGCCATCATGCGCGGCACAGAAGTTCCCGCATCAATTCGCCGCAATCCGGTTGACGGCATCCCAAACGTTGACTGGGGTCACGCTCCTTCTTTAACCGATCTCGGTTACGGTCGCACCAAGAGCCGGCAGACCACCGCGCAAAACAAACGCGCCGCACGTAAAGCCAAAAACGTAAAGCGCCATCGTCGCGCGTGCCGGGGTTAACCATGCGCCCATCCCCCGAGCAGCTCGACGCCGCCATCGGTTGGCTGTCCTTCATTGGACTAATTGCCCTGTTTTGTCTACCGGCGGTCACACCATGAACACCCGCCAAACCCCGCAGGTCACAATCCCTGCCACCTTCCCCATTGGCGGCAGCTACCACTGCAAAACGCGCCCTGTGCTCGGCACACCGCACACGCTTTATTGCATCTACCGCACCATCGATGGCCTTGAGCTGGGCCGCCAGATTTCATGGCCGTGCGGTGATGATGCCCGCCGTTTGGAGCATCGCTACGAATCATGGATGCGCGCCACCAAGGGCCGCACACCGCTTGAGCTTTGGGCGCCAGATGTGAAAGCCCGGAGTGGTGCTAAACGCGCAGCGGAAATCAAAACACCAGCCGAGTGGGTGAGCTTATGAGCCGCACCCGCCCCGATCGCTACATCCTGCAAGACCGCCGTACCCACATGTACTGGTGCGAAGGCATGCGTGACGAACGCAAACGCGGCTGGCACCTGCTACGCACCAGCGCCACCACCTACGCCACGCGCACAGAGGCGTTTCGCGCCCTGCGCGCCATTCAGATTGATGCGGTTGGCCGCGCCCGGGTGCAGTGTCACGCCATCCCGCTGGCCGCGCCACTATTTGAGCACACCACATGCTGACCATCCTTACGCTGCCCACCATGTTTGATGCGTTGTGCGCACAGTCGAAGCGCCAACCCGTCGTCGTTATTGCCGAGTGCCGCGACGGCCGCACCTACATCGGCAACACCGCCATCGGCATCTATGACCACGGCATTTTCAAACGCCTACTGCCAGACGGCTGGACCTGTGGCGTCGGTGATGCGGCTGCGGCGGTCTACGAGGCGCTGGAGCAAGAATGCGCCAGCGACGAAACCGCCCCTGTGGGCTTTTACACCACCCGCACGTTTCGGGAGGTCAACACACTCGCTAACTACGCCATTAAGGCGCTGTGCGAGCAGCTTGAAGGGATTGCGGCATGACCGCCTCCCGCAACCTCATCACGCCCAAAAAGAAGTGGCAACCGTGGGAGATTGAGCTAGTCACTGAGCTATACCCACACGTCGAGTGCATCGTCATTGCGTGGTTTTGCAATTGCAGCATTGGCGCGGTGTACCAACGAGCCGCGGTGCTTGGTCTAAAGAAAGACATCGCTACCGTTGCTCAGGTCGCACGCGAACGCATGACGCCTGACCACCCTGGGCGCGCTCACCAGTTTAAGAAAGGCCAGGTGCCGTTTAACAAGGGCCGCAAGGGCATCTGCCACCCGGGCAGTGTGCCGACGCAATTCAAGAAGGGCGTGAAGCCGCATACGTGGAAGCCGATAGGCAGCGAGCGCGTGAGCAAAGAGGGCTACCTGCAACGCAAGGTGACCGATACCGGCTACCCGCCGCGTGATTGGGTGGCGGTGCATATCTTGGTGTGGCAAGAGCACGCCGGCCGCACGTTGCCGAAGGGGCATGCGGTGATCTTTCGAGACGGCAACAAGCGTAACTTTGACCCCGCCAACCTGGAGTGCATCACCCGCGCCGAGCTGATGGCGCTCAACACCATTCACCGCTACCCGCAACCCTTGAAACACGCCATTCGCTTGGTCAACAAACTACAGAGGACGATCAATGAAAAACAAAAGTGAAGATCTGCGCAACCATCTTTTTGCCACGCTTGAAGCGCTGCAAGACAAAGAGACCCCGATGGAGCTTGATCGCGCCAAGACCATTGCCGACGTCGCCCAAGTGATTATTAATTCGGCCAAGGTCGAAGTCGAATTTGCGCGTGCTACTGGATTGGACGCCGACCGCCTGCCGTTTTTTGCAGATACGCCACGTCTGACATCGGCGACAGAGCCCAAGGCAGCTCAGGGCGATCAACCGCGCATTGTGCACAAGATCAAATGACCACTATCAACCTAAACCCTAGAGAGTTTTGGAGTCTTGCCGTCGGCGGCGCAATCCTGTGCTTTTGCGCGGGCGTGTTGATGGCCTGCATCACGGTTGCTGTCGTGTTGATACCAATGCAAGAGCAGCAACTCGCCAGCGCCCATGCCAAGGGTGCCATGCTCAAAATCGCGGCATCCAAGGCGCGTTGTCAACAGTGGGAATTGAAAGCGAGGAAGGCGGTGTGCGATGAGTGACCGGTACGTCCGAGAACCGGCGCAAGTCTCAGCGCTGCGCGAAGCGTTGCAGAAGTGCCGCGACCACATCGTACTGCACGATGACGAAGGACTGGCGATCCACTCCGACCTTATCCAAGCCGCCGATGCAGCCCTTACCGCCACCGACTCCACCGCAGCTGAGTGCCGGAAGAAGATTGAGAACGAGGTGCTGGAGAGGGCGGCGCGACACTTTGAAGCAATGGGTGACGGCAAGGAAATGTTTGCAACGACTGTTGCCTTTGAATTGACGGCAATGAAAGGATAGACAATGACCGATAGAGAAGCATTTGACGCTTGGCTTTCCAGCGCAAATTCATACGAGCGAAACTTGTGGGAAGCATTCCAAGCGGGGCAAGCAAGGGGAGCGCAGCAAGAGCCTGTTGCGTATCGGTTCAAAAACAACCGTGGCAATGGAAAGTTTGACTACGCATATTACGACGCCGACCAAGTGGCAACGGCTTACCGTGATAACTGTTTGGAAATCACACCGCTATTCGCATCCCCACCAGCGCAGCCTGACTCTGTGACTGTGCCGAGAGAGCCGACATCGGAAATGATTGCCGCTGGCGCAGATGAAATACAAAACGCCTATGCGTCCGACATGGGATTGAGCGCATCGGCAAGATATTGTTGGGAAGCAATGATAAGCGCACAGGAGAAGGTATGAGCTTACAAGATGACAAATTGTGGTGGATTCCAGAACTAACCGACGCCGCGTGGTGCGCTCGCATTCGTGAAGATTATCTAGAGGATGCAGCCGATTTAGATGACCACTCCATTCAAAGCAAATACGCCAAAGGCTTGAAATATGCCGACACATGGGATCACCTTGGCGATGCGCGAGAACAGTTTGAAAAGCTGGCAGACGCTTACTTTGCACTCACCGCCGAACTCGCCGCAGCCAAGAAAGATGCTGAGAGGTGGAAATACTGGAAGCCGCGCATGATCGCTGCCGATTTTGAATGGGGTCAATTCAAGGAGCCGGTATTGGTATTTAGTTTGAACTGCAAAGTATCTTCTGACATTGACAAATCAACCGACGAGGCTATCGCAGCCACGGGAAGCAACCATGTGGACTAAAGACGCACCGACTGGGGCCGGGTATTACTGGTGCCGATGGCGAAGCAGCGAAGAGTGTGAAGTCGTCGAAGTGTTTATGGACGGGGGTGTTTTGTCCGTCGCGTGGATTGCCGAGCCATATCCAGAGCCGATTAACACGCTCAAGTGCGAATGGTGGAGCGAACCAATCCAAGAACCGGGCAACCCAAAGGAACCAAAGTGAAAGAACGTCCAGTTTTATTCAGCGCCCCGATGGTTCGCGCGATCCTCGACGGGCGGAAAACGGTTACGCGGCGGATCGTAAAGGATCAGCCCGATTACCCGGTATTCATCGCGGGCGATCCGGTAACGCCCCGATTTAGTGTCGAAGGACGCGAGGCCGAGGCCGTGGGGCAATTCTTGACGCGATGCCCGTACGGCATCCCCGGCGATCGCCTATGGGTTCGCGAAACGTTCGTTATCGAGGATACCCGCGAATATTGGGCCGAAATCAAATCGCGCGACGGCCTGCCCGCGGATCGGCCGGTTAAATGGATCGACGACGACTATTTCGGCCGCCGCCCGCTGATACCGCATTACCGGGCGACCGAACCGGAACCGCATATCGTACGCGAGGAAACAATGACCGGCCCGGACGATGATCGCACCCGCTGGATGCCGTCTATTTTTATGCCGCGATGGGCCTCGCGGATCGATCTCGAAATCGTCGGCGTCCGCGTCGAACGATTGCAGGAAATCACGCACGAGGATGCGATCGCCGAGGGATGCCCGGGCGGGCATGGATCGATAGCGGGCTACGCATATTCGGCGACGCCGATCGAGCATTTCCGGGCCGTATGGGAAACGATCAACGGCGCTGGAAGCTGGGAGGCTAACCCATGGGGGTGGGTAGTCGAGTTTAAGCGCATCACCTAATGACCCTCACCGACGCCATCCTCGATGTGCTCCAAGACCTCAAGCGCCGGCGGCCGCTTGATCAGGTCCCCACGCTTACGATCGATGAAGCGGCGGAGTATATTGGCGTTTCCGTTTCACAGTTCCGCGACCAGGCACCAATCCACGGGCTGCAGTCGCGCAAAGTCATGGGCCGTGTGATGTACCGCCGCGCCGATCTTGACCAATTAGTAGAGGCACTATGGCTGGATACCGTAAACGATCAAAAGGCACGGCAGAGTACTGGGAGCTTACGTGGCGCGAGCACGGCAAGCCGTGCACACAGAGCCTCGGTCGCGTCGACAAGTTGCGAGAGTCCGAAGTCCGCGAGCTCGCACGCCGCAAAGGTCGTGAGCTTATCCTCAGCGAGCACGCCGTCGTCAAGCCGCAGCTCAGCTTCGCCGAGTGGTGCCGACAATACCTAGAGTGGCACGGTGCCGAGTACCCGCATTCGCACGTCCGTGTGGCGCAGATTGTCGAGCAGCATTTGCTTGAACATTTCACTGGCACGCTTGAAGGCATTTCGCAGATTGATGTGGAGCGTTACAAATTTGCGCGCACCGATGCAGGGGCCGCACCAGGCACCGTCACCAAAGAAATGCGCACGCTTAAAGCCATGCTGAACCGCGCCGTCGCACTTGGCTTGCTCGCGCGCAGCCCGGCACAGTTAGTCAAAACCCCACGCAGCCTAGACAACAAAAAAGGCTTCACCTACTTCACCGCCGATGAGCTGCAAACGATTTATCAAGATGGCTGCGTCGACGATTGGCACCGCTGGGCGTGGCAGCTATACGCCAGCACCGGCGCGCGGTTGCAAGAGCTGCTCAACCTTAAATGGGCAGACGTCGGCACCAACACCCTGCACCTGGTCAGCACAGGTGAGGAGCGCACCAAGAGCGGCGAAGGCCGCGACGTGCCTTTAATGGCCAGCGCCACCGAAGCACTGGCATTCTTTCGCACATGGGAAGGCAAGAGCGATCTCTACGTGCTGCCGCGTGTGTACCGCACCAGCCTCTCACGCATCGCGGCACGGTGCATTCGGCGGGCAAAGCTGAAGGGCAGTTTGCACACGTTTCGGCACACATTCGCCAGCAACTTGGCGCTGGATCCGCGCATACCGATTTCAGCAATCAAAGAGTGGATGGGCCACTCAACCATTCGCGTGACGGAGCAATACATGCACCTGCGCGAAGGTGTCAGCAGTGAGATTTTGAGAGGGATGCGGTTATGAACACATGCGGCACATGCCGATTCTTTGGTAAGAAGGAAGACGGCACAAACTACGACGACGACCAGCACGTCAGCGGCTTACCGGCCAGCCATAGGCGTTGTGGGTTTATGCCCCATCAAGACAAATGGGATTACGAACAAGGCAAACCCAAACCACTACCCAAGGCGTTTGTCGTTGACGGCAGCGATTACTTCGCAGCTCTATGCGTCACGACCGATTGGGGATGTCCAGACTGGCGCGCAAATTAGTGCCGACATTTTGCCGCCTTTCTATGGTGAAATACGGCGAAATATGGCGTTTAAGCCATAAAGACAAACGGCCTGCCCGAAGGCAAGCCGTTGATTTTGCTACGTATTGCTGGCGTCCCCACGGGGATTCGAACCCCGGTTACCGCCGTGAAAGGGCGATCCAGCACTTTATAAATCAGGCACTTACGACAGAGTGCCGATATTTTGCTGAGGCAACCATGAAAACATTGCTTACCTTTGGGCACCGCCGGCGGTGCGGGATCTGCTGCGGCTGGTTTGCCGCTGAAAAATATTTTTAGTTTATTTGCAAAACGTGCTTGACACGTTCGCCAAAAGCGAACAGAATGCAGTCATCGGAAGCAATCGTGCAAGCCGATACCTCTTGGAGAACACCATGACTACATACTACTCCACCATCCAGTCCACCGGCTCGCGCGCCAGCTGCGGAGGCCTCGGCAGAATCAGCACACACCAAATTTCGCGCAAAGACATCGTGCGCATAGCTTTCGAGGTTTCCCAGCGCTCAGGCTGGACGGCAGAAGAGCACGTCGGCATCAAGTTGATCGAAGCCGAAGACGGCAGCCTAAACTACGAGCGCGAGCTCACGGAAGAAGAATTGTTCCAAGCTTCGGTCGAGCGCTTGGGTGACGACGGCAAAATTTATGAGGTTTATGACCAGTCTAGCGACGTAGAAATGGCCGAGTACCGGCTCCGTTGCGAGGAATTCGGCCTTGAGCCGATTGAGGCTTAGGGGAGTGCAAATGCGAGCAATCAAAGGCGGTATCTACCATCTGTCCGGCAGTCTCAACGTTGCCAAAGTTGTTGTGTCAGGTTCTAAGTATGTTCGTTATGAAGTTTTTCGTGGCGGTATACGCCTGATTGAGCCCGATTGCAGGCTCAATCAATCGGACTTTTTACGGCTTTACTTTCCCGTCCTTGGCTGCTGATCTACACACGAATAGGTCTAGCATTCATTTGTTTTCGAAATCGCATAAAAGGGGGCGGCTATGACACATAAAAACCGTGGCCGCATCACCGTCGCTCTTGGCGGTGCTTGGCGGATCTACACAACACGCATACCCGCCACCGGCAGAGCTATAGGCACTGTAGTCAGCAACGGCGAGACTGGCGCGCTGGTCTATATCGAGCGCACCGGCATCTACGTCCGGTGCAATGCGGGAGCGGTTAGCTCTCTCCCGCAAAGCAAAGTTGTTGCTGCGGTCACTAAGGCTCGCATGTCCGGTCAACCGCAGAAATCGGTTAGATTGATCGGTTAAAATGACCGCCACCGAACTGCAAGCGCTGCGGCGCTTGCTTTTTTTCACCCAGCAAGAGGCTGCCTCGATGATTTCAGGCACGTCTCATCGCGCCTGGCAACATTGGGAGGACGGCAAACGTGCCGTACCCGCCGACGTCGTTGAACGCATGCGGGAACTGGCTGACTGGCGCGAGCGCGCGATCGACGCGATGCTTGACGCGATCCAAGACAACATCGACGCTCACGACGGGCAGCAGCCGGAATCTATCCCGTTGGTCTGGTATTTCAATGCCGGCGATTGGAACGGCGGCCCAATCTTGTGGCGGCCACATCAATCAGCGTGCGCGGCCATGTTGGCGCTCAACGACCGCGTGCGTCTGGTGCCGTTTGACAGCGCGGCCTATGCCGCGTGGCTTGGCGACAAGGCCGACTCTAGCGAACACCGCGCCATGTGGGCTACCATCGCTCAAAAAACCCGCTGATACATCCATCATTTTATTTGCAAAAAGTGCTTGACACACTATCCCGATTGTGGGATAGTAAACACATGGCAGCACGGTACTAGATCACCGATCTGATCTAGCCTGACCCCGGCAGGTTGCACCGGATGGAGATGCAAAATGAAAAAAGCACAATTCCCCGCAGAAATTCAAAACGCAATAGCTGCCGGATTCGTTATTGATGATTCGTTGAACGATGTTCGCGTCACCGGCGAGTTGAGTTACTACGACCACAACGGGAATCCGGACAATCCATCGATGGTCTATAGGTTGTGGGATGATGCACCGGACGGCGAAATCGCCGGAATGCGTTTCGAGGTCTATGACGACGGCAGGGTTGAATCAGACCGAATTGATGCAAACGGCGCGATTCTCTGATGCGCATTTTCGCATCTCTGATGCGCCGGGCCGATGCGCTTCGGCGTGTCGAGTCCGACCCGGCCCGCGCTGAATGGTGGGCTGGGTATATTCGCGGGCTGCGTCGTGCGCACCACGGCAATAATTTCGGCACTGAGGCAGAACATCAAATGTGGCTGGATGCGGCAGACTCGACCGATACGCTCCGCGCATCGTTAGGCGCGGGCTATCGCGCCGGCCTGACGCTGACCGCAATCGATCCTCCCAAATGAGCGCTGCGGCCATCATTGAGTCGTGGATGCAGGTTGTCCGGTTTGAGGGCTGGACCGACACCGATTGCCTCAACGACCTCAACCGCTCAATGCGGACACGGTACACACTGTCGCGGCTCGGTGAGTGGCGCAACTGCAAACGACCGATGCCGCCGGAGGTGCGGCGGTACATGCTCGCTATAGGCATCGGCGTTTTGCTCAAAAAACACGGCATCCCTGCTGACACGTACGATGACGGCAGCAATTTTGATGCACTTGCGGATGATTTGACGTAGAGGGCAAACGCGCCGATTCTAGCCCTCAACGCGCCGCGTGGGCGGCTACCATACCACCGCCGGGCTGATCGCGTCGCTACGGGCCGCCTGACGCGGCCTACGCTACTTCTCCTCTAATCCGCTGGCTCGGTACCACTCCTGCCAGCCGATGAGATGGTCTCGCCATCGGTTGCAGGTTTCGTAGTTTGCGACGACGACGCCGAGGGTTTGAGCGTTTGAAGGCTCCCAGGCGGGAAGAGCAGCTTCGCCTGCGGGCGTGGGTAGGTCTTCTGGGTTGGCGGCGCGGTTGTGCTCGCGCACCCAGTCAGGGCCAGTGCAAGTAGCGCGGCCATTGTCAGTTTCAGCATAACGGATCACCTCCTTTATAACGTCACGGTAAACAATGCGCACCTTCTCGGCGCGCGCTTCTCCTGCATCAGCAACCTTGGCGGTCTCGATGCGGGCTTTCTTTTCGTCCGCGCGGATCCGCACAACGTCTTTCACGATGGCCGTGGCCTGTTGGCCTTGTTGGTATTGCCCGCCCTTGATAAAGCCGGTGGCAAATGCGGCGGCGATCACCAGCGCGATCGCGAGCACGCGGTATGGCCATGGGATCAGCGCGGTAATCAAAACTGCCTCGAATTGGTAATGGTGATCTCAACCTCTTCATCCGCGTTCTCTGCCGCATCCAGCTTGGCAAAGAGCGCCTCGAATGCCTCACGGCTGCGGCTGACACTCTCGCCGCCCAGCCCCAAAGACATGCCGGGAAGCAAGCAGCCTTCGGTGTCGGCATCGGTGTTGCCCGGGTGAATGCGGATGCCCTCAAAGCCAGGCACACCCACGAGCAACGGCAGGTCACGCTTGAAGCGGTTGCTGTAGGTGATTTGCACTTTGTAGTTGCCGACGGGGATGGCCGTTGCGCCTTTGACCTTCCAGCTCTCGACCGGCTGGCCCTCGACTTCGCGCACCACGTCTTCAAGAATGAAGCAGAACCAATCGCCGTCGATGTAAAGGTCGCCAATCGTGCAGGTGGTGCCAGATGGTGTGCGCTCAAGTAATAGATTCACGGTCACTCCTTCTATCTTTGCAGTCCCACGCTTTTGCGCGGTTGAGCATTTCTCTCAAATCGCCGCGCACCATCGCCAAGGCCACCAGGGCCAAGCCAATGTGCAGGATGATCTCCACTTCGTCGCCACCACCCCACGGCCACCAGTACGCCAGCGCGTGGCCAGCTGAACCTGCCGCAGTGAGCACAAAGCCCCAGCGTTCGCAGCCTGCCGTGTGGCGGTCTATGTGTTTGTTGATATAGAGCAGCATACACAGGCACACCATGACCAAAGCAGTGCTGTTGAGGATCTGCTCAATCATTTGTCACCCCCCGCCTTGGTGGTGCCCCGCAACTTATCAAGCCACGCCCACGGGTCGTTTGCGAACCCGCGCCAGATCGCCAGCAAGCCAGGCACGATGAACATCCCACCAATGCCGAAGATAAACGCCAGGGCGTTGTTCACGATCGGCGGCAAGGTGTAGACCTGCATCACAAGTGATGGCCCCAGCACTGCACACACCACGCCGGCCAAGAGTGCCGCGAACATTTCTTTTTTTGTCATGGGCGGGCTGTAGCTAATGCCCAGCGCCGCGCCAACGAAGCCGAGCACGGCGGTGATCAGCTCAAAGCCGTGCCAGTTGATGTCTTTCATACTTGCTCCTCTATGAATTGCACCGCACCCCACTGGCGCATTGCCTCTTTCACCACCGCGGTTGGCGTGGCGTCGATGTCGCCAAGCCCATCGTCGTCCAGCTTTAGGGCGCTAAGGACCAGCTCGGCGCATTGCCAGATGTCGTCGCGCCCTTTTGCGAGCGCACCGATGCCAGCGAGGATGGCTTGCCATTTCGAGTACGGCGCACCGATACGTTCGAACAGAAACTCGATAGCCTCCTGCGTCAATGGGCTGGGCTTGCGCACCCAATAAAACGGGATCTCACGCGATAGCGGAAAAATGCGAACGCCAGTGCCGACAGCTTCGATGATGAAGACGCGACCGTTCGCAACCCAAGCAAGCCCGACATGCGAGTACTCAGAGCGCGTGAACATCCGAACGAAGTTCACTTGGATGTCGTGCCAGCTACCCCACCCGCCGTTCGACCACGCGAGCAGATCGCCCGTTTTGATTTGCGGTCGGGCGTCGGCGTATTTCATCGCGGCCCGTTCCACACTTCGTTCGCAGCCGCTGGCACGCTCACCGCTGTCTTGTTGGCCGCGCTGATATAGCCGAGCGACACCAAGCTACTGAGGAAGGTCTGCGTATCAACCGAATCTAGTTGCGCGTAGGTCGTGAGGTCGAAATTGCGGAGCATTTTTTTCAATGCAGCGCGGACCGGCGCTGGCTTTGCAAGATCGATCGAGTCCGCTTCGAGTGTGTCGAATATCTCCGGCACGAGTGCATCGAGACGGTTGTAGAGCGCTCGCTTGGATACCGCGTAGTCGGCTGGTGGCGTGATTGGCGCATCTGCCACTTCTTCAAACCGCCCCGGATAGTTCACCTGTACAAAAGCAAGGTCGGCAATCACGGTGTTGATGACGTTGCCGTTTTCGTCTTTGATGTTGTATCGCATTATGTGAGCCTCTCAATAATTACTAAGCCGTTGCCACCTCTGCCGGATGTCGCGGCAGCGCTGCCGGAAGTTGCACCACCAGAACCGCCGCCGACCAATGGTGTGCCGCTTGTGTTTGACGTTGTTCCACCAGAACACCCGCCCGAACCGCCTAAAAACGTCCCGCTAGGGGTCGCAGAACCGCTGCCGCCTTGCTGTCCACCTGTGCCCGCGCCCGCCCCCGGCGATGTGGTTGAACCCGTAGTGCTGCGTCCATCTGCGCCAGAACCGTTCAGCGCCCTTAATGGATCATTTGCTATGCCAAAAATTGCGCTTGGGAATATTGCTAGGTTCACAGTGCCGTTGTTGGTTGTTGACCCCAAGCGATTAGCGCCCGCCAATCCATTGCCGATGTTGGTGCCGACGACACCATTGCCGCCCGCTGCGCCTGTGCCACCGCCGCCGCCAGCAGCATCACCGCCGCCGCTTGCGTTACCGCCCGCGCCACCAATACCGCCACCGCCGCCCGCGCCACCAGTTGCGCCCGCCGTGCAAGCTGAGTTTCCACCTGCGCCACCAATACCAAAGGGCGAACCAGCACACCCGCCGCCGCCTGCGTTATTTGCGCCAACGTTGTGCGTAGTATTGCCGCCTGCTCCACCTGCAAAATTCAAAATGTTGCCGCCCGAAGCAGTGCCACCCGCGCCGCCCGTTTGACTAACGCCGCCCTGCGTTCCCCCTGCGCCGCCGTTCGCGTTCATTGTGGTTAAGCCGCTGCCAGACACGGTTGTATTGCCGCCCGCGTTGCCGTTTGCCGTTGTTGCGGGCGCACCACCTGCGCCGATTGTGTTGGTTAAGACTGTGCCCGCAGTTAAAAACACCTCTGTTTCGCAAAAGCCACCACCGCCGCCGCCTGAAGCGTTAGCGCCCAAGTTTGCCCAAGTAGAACCACCGCTGCCGCCCGCGCCGATTGCTTGAATGCGATAGGTTCCCGTCACGGGCACTGTGAATGTGCCAGACACGGCGAAGAACATCGCCGAATAACTAATTGATCTGTTTGCAAATTGTGATGCTGTACTCATGTTTTTCTCCTTATCTCAATGACCAGCCGAACGTGGCGTCGATGTATTTCCATTCGCCCGCCAGATAGGGAATGTCGACCGTGTAGTCTTCAGCAAGCCCCATGATGTTTGAACCGTTTCGTGCAAATGAAACGGCAGTAAGCGTTGCAGGGCCCCGCGCCAGGCGGAATGGCACGACGTCATTGACAGCAGGACTCGCTGGCAGCGTGATGATGGCGTTGGCCGTCACGGCGTAGTCATTCACATTCGCCACGGCGGTGATGTTTCCGCTGACAATCGAGAGAGCGAAGCCCGCCGATCGCGGGCCGGTGAGCGAGATGGTCCAATCGGTAAAGGTGCCAGAGCCAAGCGTCTGCGTCACCTGCACCGTCATCGAGCCGGTGCCTGAGTTGTAGGCGGTGATGATGCCGTACATATACGTGGTGGCGGCCGCTGATGTTCTGGCAACCACAACCGGCTGACCAACTGCCCACGCTTTGCCGGTCTGCGCGGTGAAGGTTTGCGCGCCCGCGCCTACGGTGAGTGATGTGGTGCTCGTGCCACTCGTGCCTGGTGCGTTCACAGCAGTGAGTGCGGATGCTGCCGCCTCATTCGCTTTGGTGACTGTGTTTGCTGCGACCGCAACGACCTGTGCAAGTGCGGGAACAAAGCGCGTGCGATGCCCGCCATTGGCAAGACCTGTTGATGGGTTGGCATCGTCGGTAACGGTGGAACCATCACCGCCTACGCTTGCTGGAAAATTAACGGACGCCATTAGACTTTCTCCTCAATCTCAAAAGTTGTTTCCCACCAATCATCTGTCGGGATCGCCACCGGGTCGCTATCGGTGATGCGGCCCAGGAATGACATGCGCTGCAGCTGGCCAGCGTTATCCGGGTCCCATACAAAGAGCAGCTCGGAGGTGTTGCCCGCGATGCGTTTAATGTCGAATGCCTTTGCCATTGCCTCGGCTTCCGAGAGCGCGGCGATCTTGAATTTCGCTACACGCTTGATCGAGCGACGGCTGGCGTACGTGGTGCCGCCGATCGACTCCTCTACTTCGCTGCGGTCTTTGGTGCCGAGCGATGCGCCGTATTGCATGTTGTAAGTCGGCTGCCACTGTGCGGCCATGACCAACTTGCCGGCTTCAATGTAACCAGCGGTATTCGCGGCATCCTGAATTTCAAAGCGCCAGTGCTGTGCCAGCGTGTTGCTGGCCAGTACAAAGATGAGCGCAGGGTTCAAGCCCGCCAACGATTCGGCAGAGGGCTTGCCATCCCAGAATGAATCGTCCTCCCACTCCAAGACCAGGCTGTCGTAGATCGCCGTCCACACGTCCGTCAAGCCGGAATCGTAAATCGCCCCTGTCAACGCGGTGCGTGAGGCTGCATCCGGGAAAGCGCGCAGCCGATACTGGCCGCTCGTGCTGATGTTGTGTGCGATGAGGCCAAACACCTTCACGAGCCGCGCTTTGTCGAAGGTGATGTCGAAAAGCGTGTTGGCGATGGTGGCGTTGGTTGAGCGCGCCAAGGTGCCGAGCACTTCATCTTGCAGATTCGTGAGCGGCAGTGTGCTGACCCAGCTACCACCGGCGAGTGTGGCTTTGGTGGTGTCGGCAATATTCGGAAACGCGAGGATGCAGTTAGACATGGTTCATCCCCAAAGTGTAAGTGTGGCTTTGTTATCTTTGAGCACCACGGTGATACCAAGCACCAAGAAAAGCACCCCGGCGTCGCACCCAAAACGTGGAAACGTGACATTGACCACCGCGCCGAGTGTCAGCAGGGCGAGTGTGGCGGGTGGCACGATCACGGTGACTTTCAGCATTTGCCGCTGCGCTTTGTAGAGCGTGAGGCGGCGATCCGATTCGCTTTGTGCGGCGGCTTCAACATCGAGCAGCGTTTGGAATCGCAGCACCGGTGCGTTGGTGTGTTTGGTTTGGATGCTGGTGTCGGTGCTGGTGACGCGCCGATAGGCTTGCGCCAGATCCGGCCGCGCCGCTTCGACAGCATTCACGGTTTCGGTGGTGCTTTGTGTGCGCCAGTAGCGTTGATAATCCAGCTCCACCCGATAACACGGCACACCAAGGCCATCGTCGCGTGTGGTGATGCGATCAATATCCAAAATCTGCGTTTTGGTGAGCGTGGTGACGGGTGAGCCAGACGGCGCGGCCAGCCGAAACATGCGCAACGCACCCAAGGCATCCACCCAAAAGATAGCGCCGATGGATGCCGCCACGGCGTTCATACAATCGAGCGCACTTTCGGTGCCGCTCAGGGCATAACCGACCACGGCGTTGTTGGCGGTATCGAGCGCGGTGACGTCGCTGGCGTTGATGTCACCACTCACAAAGCCTGCATCGAGCGCGATGGCTTTGAGCACCTGCGCGGTGGTCCAGTTGGTCGCTGTGCCCGCTGCATCCACGTCCGCTGTGATGATGCGTGCAGGGCTAGACCCCAGCCGCACATAGGCGGGCGCACTGGCAGGCTGCCACACGCGGTAGCTGCCGACCGCCGGTGCGGTGGTCTCCATATCGGCCTGTGAGGCATAGGCCGCGCCGGCAGTAAGCGCCAAGCCGCCGTCATAACAAGCTGTCACTGCGGCCTGCTGGTCACTCACCAAGTAAATCAGCCGCGACGTATTGATGATTTGCAGCGGCACCTTTTTGCAGCGGCCATAAATGCGTGGCTTCGGCTTGCCTTTCAGATCCGCCACACCTTCAAGACCATTCGGCAGGCTGTTGTTGCCGGCAAAGAAATTCGTTTGCAGCGGCTTTTGCAGGCTGGCCTGCCGATCGGAGAAGGTGATATTGAGCCGATTAAAGCTGGCCTCAATACTCGCCTGCACACCTTTGAAGATGGTCGAGAATCCTGACGGATACGCGGCGGCATCAGATCCGCGCCGGATAGTGACATCACGACCACTCACGCCATCGTTTGCCCAGGCATCGAGCGCGCCATCGATATTCACCAGCTCAAGCTGACCAAACGCGGCCTCTGATACGCCAAAGGTGGCACCTGAGCGCACGGCATTCACGCTATACACACTCTGCGATGCTAGGCGCGGCAGGAAGGCGATATTCGCGGGCGTATCGCTAGGCTTGGTGACGAACTTGCTCACGTCGGTCACGTAGCGCGTGTTTTCGCTGGTGCCGTCGTGGTACTTCATCTCAATGGCCAATACATCAGGCATTGGAGGCCACCACTTTCTGCCGCGCTTGGCCGAGCACAACGGTGTCGCTCATGGCTTCTGCGGCTTTGGTGAAGCCTCGAATCACACCATTGATAACGATTGGTTCTGGAGTGACCGGCCTTGGTGCGGTAGTGCTGGTGCGCATCACGCCAATCAGCTCGCGCACATCCGCACGCAGCCCTGCAGTGTTGGCGGCCACCTGTGTGGAGGAATCGGCGATGCTGCGATAGACCAGCGTGTTGCTTTCCGCGATCGCGCGTTGCTCATTTGCCCATGCCTCGGCATCCGTATTGAGCAGTTCAAGTTCACGGATGTAACGATCCTGCAAATCGATCATCTCTGGCGTGAGCGCGTTGGTTAGCGTTGCGAGTGAAGACTCCATTGAATCCGCATAACCATTCAGCGCTTGTGCTAGGGCGAGCTGCTGGTCACCCATGCTTTCAAAGCCGACCAAATCACCCTGCACCTGCTGGAAGATCGCCGCGTATGCGCCCGCGCTACCGTAGAAGCCCTGCGCTTGTTGAAGGTAGCTCTGTGATGCACTTTGCAGTCCGCTGGCGGCGTTACGATCGCCACCACGGGCCCGTGCGAGCAGCGATTGATACTCAGACGCCGAAGCAGCAAGCTGTGCCTCTGGCGAGAGTGGCGAGAAGCTGCCCACCAACAACGAGCGGCCGTATTGGCCAAGGCTCTTGAAAGTTTCACCGAGCTGCTGCGCTTGGCTGGCCAGCGTGCGTTGCGCGGCGATCTGCGTGCGCATGCCATCGAGCTGTTGCTGTTGGGCTTGCTGAAGGCGATCAAGGTTGTATTGATACTGCGCGCCAAGCGCATCACGCAGGCTACCAGCACCGGCGATACGGTCAGACACCGAGCCTGAAAGTGAATTGATGTAACCACTCCGCGCGGTGTTGACGTTGCCCTGTAGGTACGCACCGTAGTTGTACCCGGCGCGGCCCTGCATGATGCCCGCGATGGTGGCGTTGTTACTGCCTTGAAACGCGGCGATGTTTTTGAGGTTATCGAGCGCTTCGGCGATTTTTTCAGCAGCAGCCGTCGCCGCATCGGACAAGCGTTGGGTCGCGCTGATTTCGTCTTCACGCGCATGGATCAGCCTCAAGATGGCGGCGGTGGATTCATCCACCCCGTTCAGCTCGATTGCCCGACGCGCTGCAAGTGCACCGGCGGAATTGCCTTCCAACTCCAGCAAGCGGATCTGAAGGTTTGTGTTGGTGGTGGCCAAAGCAGCGGCAGCGGCGTTGGTCGCGTTTAGATCCTCTTGCGCGTAGATCAACTCCATCAACGGACGCAGCGAGGCATCGAGCGCGGCAAGCTCAATGGCGCGCTGGGCGGCCAGTGCGCCAGTAGCGTTGCCCTCTAACTCCATCAACCGGATGCCCAGCTCGACAACCTTGTTTTGTTTCTGCACGCCATCAACCAGCGTGTTGTAGTAAGCGTCAGCCACGGTTGCGCCGTTCAACAACGCCTCCCAAAGCGCCCGCCCGGATGCCGTGGTAAGGTCCTGCGCATCCACCAGCGCGCGGTAGGCTTCGCGGGTGGCTGGCAATGAGCCGCCCAGCCCGGCGAGCGTCTCGCGCAGCTTATCTGTTGCCGCCGCTGCCGTCTCGCTGGCCGGCACGAACAGCCGCTCATAGTTCATGTAGGCATCACCGACGCGCTTCAACGTACCGATCAGCTCCTCGCCATCTTTTTGAAACGCGCGCAATGCCTCGATGGTGAGATTCTTGATGGTGCCTTCTGACAACACGCCAAGCACTGTTGCCATATTGCCGATCTGCTTGATGAGATCCTCCGACTGGCCCGCGAAGCCTGCAACATAGTCTGCAAAGGTAGCGTCGAGGTCTCTAAAGACGGCCTCGTACTTGATTTGCAGAAACTCTTTCGAGAGTTGCTCGCTGGCGGTGGGGTCGCCCTTCGGGAAGGAAAACTCGCGGCCAGTGACGCCATTCAAACGCCCTGCGGCGGCGGCGATCTGCGCGGGCGTCATGAGCCCGCCGATTTGTGTATCCAGCCCCCCCAAGCCGAGCTGAAAGTTGCGGAAGCCTTGATTGGCGGCGTCGTTGCCTTGGGCATACTGAAAACCCTGCATGCCAAAGATGGAGTCGCTGGCGTATCCCTGCGCGGCTGAGCCGAAGCCGAGGCGGTACTTGGGGTTTTCGCCTTTGTCGCGGAACGCGTTGTAAGCCTGATACGCGGCGAGCGCGGCCAGGACGTAGGGACCAGCGGCACCAGCAACGCTACCAGCCTGAAAACCGAGCGAGCCACCGCCCGCGCCAAGATTGGCGAACGTGCCGCCGAGCCCGACCGAGGATCCGAATGTTGCACCGCTGCCGAAGTTGCCGAGCATGCTGCCAAGGCTGCCCAGGCCCAACAGCGACGAGGCCCCTGATGCCGCACCCGCCGCGCCCGTGGCGGCGCTGGCGAGCCCCGACATACCTAGCCCGCCCGCGACACCGGCGACCAGCTGCAACACGATCGGCTTGGCAAACGCCTGGTAAATGAAATCCGACACGGTGCGCTTGAACATATCGCGCAGCGACGTCGTGAATTGCTTCCAGCTCGACAGGCTGCGGTCGATCAGCTTGGTCCAGATGTCGCTGAAGCCTGACTCGATGCGGCCAAGATAGCCCTCCCACTCCTTTTGCTGCGCTTGGAAAAACGAGGGCTGTTTGTCGCCGATGGCTTTGAGGCCCTCTTCGTACTCTTTCTCCATTGCCTCGATGTAGGCAACCCAGCCTTTGATGTCGGTCTCTTTGGCTTTTTCCTCGCCTTTCCAGTAGGCGTCCGCGACCTCAGCCAGCGATTTGTTGAGTTCGTCGGCCTCGGCAAAAACTTGGTCGGCATACGCCACCCAGCCCTTGATGTCGAGCTGCCGCAGGCGCTCGTTGTGCTTGGCATTTTCGTCGGCGGCGGCCTTTTGGTCGGCGAGCAGTTTGGTGATGGCGTTGGCCTTGGCTTTGCCTTCGGCATCAGCGGCGGCCTTGGCGTCGGCACCGGCTTGTGCCGGCGGCTTGTTCATATCAGCCAGCAAGCCGCGCATTTTGGCGAGCTCGGCATTGGCCGCAGCCAGCCGGGCATCGAGCTTGGCATCAGAATTGAACAGCCAATCGAGGATGCCGCCTTCTTCAGCGCGAGCGGCTTTGAGAAGCTCGATTTTTTCAGACATCTCGCGGATGTCTTTATTGAGTTTCTGCGAAGTCGAGAGCATGTCATCGGTGAACAAAAACGCACCGACGGCACCAAGCCCAACCCATGCGGCTTTTAGCTTGCCGGATTCGATCAACGCTTCTTTCATGGCGTCGCTGGCTTTGACCAGCCCGGGCGCGAGGTCATTCACCAACGAAATGCCGAGATTGCCCGTCGACATTTGAAGCGTTTTTAGATTGTCATTGAATTGCTCAGCAGCCTTGGCGGTCTCGCTGGTCATGGTCAACCCAAGCGCCTGCGCCTCTGCGCGCAGCTTGGCGATGCCGTCTGCCCCCATGTTCAGGAATGGGATCAGATCCTGACCAGCTTTTTTGAACAGCTCGGTCGAGAGTGCGGCTTTGGTTGCCCCGTCGGGCAGGATGGCGTATTGCTTGGCGAGCTGCTCGAGGGCAGAGAGAGTGTCGCCCTTGATGTTGACGCCCAGCTCCTTGAATAGCTTGGCTTGTTTGGAGGTGGGATCGCTGGCGGCGATCATGCTCTCTGAAAGTGCCTTGATGCCTTTGCCGAGCGTTTCATTTGAGACGTCCGCCAGCTTGGCCGCGTAGGAAAGCTCAGAAAGCTGCTCGACGGCAATGCCGGTCTTCTGGCTCATCTTGTTAAGCGCCTCGCCAGTATCGAGCGCATTTTTGATGATGATGCCAAACGCACCGATACCTGCACCACCAGCGAGACCGGCAAACATGCCCTGCCAACGTTCGAACTGGCCCATGGTCGTTTGCAGATTCTTCTGCATCGACGCAAAGGCACCGCCGGTGCGGTCTTCGGCGGTCAGGATGGTTTTGGATTCGCGGATGGCCATTAGCTTGACGCCCTTGAATTGAGCTGCTCGACAAACAAACGATCAAAATCGCGCGCGGCGACGCGATCAACGATGCCTTGGAAATCAAAGCGGGCTTTGTAAGTAGCGCGGCTGGTGTAAATAATTACGGGCTTGACCGCGCTGCCATACCCAAAGCGAAACACCTGCCAGATACCGAGCGGCAACTTGCCGCCACCTGGGCGACCGACAAAGTAATCAGCCTGTTTTTTCTTGGTGCGCCGTTTCTTTTTGCCCGGTAAATCCTTCAGCCTTTGCGCACGGTTTGCCGAGTAGCCCGAATACATCTCGGCCGCACGCAAGGCACTCAGGATCTTCATGATCTGGCCTTTTGAGATGTTGCCGTAGCCATCCATCTCGGCGGCACTGCCTGGCACGGCATACATCCCCTGCGGCAGCAACGAGTACGCCTGCAGCGCCTTTTCAAACCGCTTGAGGCGACGCTCGCCGCCGCCGATTTGCGGGCCCAGAAAGTTGATGGCTGGTGTGCCTTTGACCGACTCATCCTTGATGCCAACCTCTGCCTCAAGCCGGTTGACATTGGCGGTGCGCACATAGGTGCTGTTCAGCGCGTAGGGCGTGGGCCGATCAAATGCTTTTTCCATCTCTTTGCGCAGCTCTTCTTGCGCAGCTTTGGCCGTCTTGGTCAGGGCAATCGCCGCAGACAACCGCATGTGTTTTTGGTCGGCATTGTGCAGTGCCATTAGCTCTTTCATGTTGCTTTGAACTTTGATGACAATCACTTAGTGCCTCGCAATGTGAATCTGCGGTTTTTGCTTTGCGGCTTGCGCTTCGTGGTGGTCATTCAGCAAGAGATCATCGAGCTTGACCAATGCCTGCACTTCCCACGGTTTTGGATCGCGGCCTGTCAACCTTGCCCACGATTCAATCTCGCGCCAGGCAATCGGCGAGACATCCATGCCGTTGCTTTGCCGCCGCCCCGCCAACTCACCAAACCAGCCCCACAGATAGGTGAGGTGGTATGGCAGATCTGGCTGCTCATCCAGCTCGATGATTGCCGCTGCGCTGCCCTGCTGTGCCGCACTTTCGAGGTGGTGGCGTTTGGTGTGGCCGTCCGGCTCGCGCCGGTTAAGTTTGAAATCGGCGCGAGCGTAGTCAAACAACGGCCTGAGACTCAGCCCAAAAAATTAGCTTCCTCGGCGATGGCGGTGTTGAGCTGGCTGACAATCCACGGGTGCTTTTTGTAGAGATCCAAGGCCAGCTTGGCGTCAAACTTGACCACTTCGCCCTTGACCTTCACACCTTTCCAGTCCAGCGTGCACATGGCGCAGAATTCGGCGGTGCGCTCTTCAAGCTCATCGAGCGTGAGGCTGAATTCTTTACCGCGCTTTTTCTCGCGCTGCATCTCGGCGAACTTTTTGCGCTGGTGGGCCTGCACGACGTCGCTGTACAAGCCAACGACTTGAATGCTGATGCCAGTCTCTTCACCGGCTTTTTTGATGTCAATCCACGCGCCTTTGTTGTTCAAATCGCGCGGGTCGTAGGTGCCTAAATCGAGTTCCATTGTTGTCTCCGTCTTTCAGTTGGTGCCGCCCGACCCGCTGACTGCGTTGTGCGGAGACACAATGGGCAGTCAGCGGCGGCGTGCTGGGTTGCAGGCAAAAATGCCTGTGATTAAGGTGCTGCGCTGTCTTGCACGCGGAGCGTGGTGACGTCTGTGCTGGTGGTGCCCGGGCTGTTTAGCAAGGCAGTGAACGGCAACGTGACGGTCTTGACACCTTCGCTGTCATCACGGTCAGCCGCACCCAATTTCAGGCGATCGATGGTGATGGCGATAAAGCTGGCAGTGGCGGTGTTGTCTGCCGTGAAGGCAGCGTAGAGCGCCAATTCGGTCTCGTTGATGAAGGCATCACGCAGGGTGACGCTATCAAAAATGGCCGTGAGCTGGCCGGTGACCATGTGGCGTCCGTTGACAATATCAACGTACTTGTTGAGACCAACCACCGGCCCTGCCATGCTGTTGTTGTTCGTCACGTTGATGGTCAAACCAGTGACGTTGGCAATGGCACCTGCGGCATTGCGTAGCACGCCATTGACCGCGGCGAGCACACCCGTCGAGGTGGCCGCTGTTGGTGACGTGAGCGCCTCAGATGTAGCGGGAAGCATATCGAGGCCCATGATCGGGAACTCGATGGTGGCGATGTTGGTGGGTGGCAGGCTGATGTTGAAGCCACCCACTTTGCAATCCCAATACGACTCCGACGCGGTTGGCGAGAGCGTTGGATACCAGTGCTCAAAGGTGTAGAAGTCGTTGGTGTGCGCCGTCTGCGGGCAGAATGTCACCTTGCCCTGCACCGTGACGGTGGTGGAGGCGATTGGGCCTTCGGCCACCATTGCCACACCGTTAAGGACCACAACGGTCAACACTGTTGCCGTGACGCTGATCACGAGCAGGTTTTTGTTGATGTTGGCCGCATTCAACGTGCCCACAGTCAAACGAACCACATGCCCCGCCTTGATGTTGCCGGCCAAAAAGTCGCCAGAGGCGCGCGTGATGGTGTACGTGGGGCCTGAACCTGCGATGGTGACCGAGAGGCCGGTAATCGCGGTGACGGCAGCAAAATCGCGCCGCATTGCCGACTGGATCAGCAACGAATAGGTGCCCGCCGAGATTTCGCCCGAGATTGAGCCTTCGACCTTGCGTGGGCCGTGGCGGAAATCTTGGACTTGGTAGTCGCTGCGGATCTCGTTGGACTGGTAGGTGTCCTTTTTGAGATTCAGGGTGGATTGCACGCGGCGCAACAACTGGCCGCTGCCGCCGCTGGCGATTGTCCCCAGCGCGGATTGCTTCTTGACTTTTAACTGCATATCTACGCCGGTAATGGCCATAATCATCTCCTATAAATAAAAAAACCCGCAGGGCTGGCGCCAAGCGGGCGTTGTGCAACGAAAAAATTGTTACGGTTTAGCGCGTAGTTACCTTGCTACGTCTGGTGCGTCTTCATCAAAGCGATACAAAAACTGCCAGCGCATACGCGCCATGCCGGCGGGCTTTTCAGCGTCGCCATACAACTCAAAATCGGTCTGCACGAGCGTGCCGTACTTGGCACCGCCTGGCGAGGTATTCGCCAGCGCGATCTGCACTTCTTTGCAGATGGTGTTGACCTGCTTGCGCACGTCAGCCTGACTTGGCAGGCGCTTGGCATAGGCTGTGATCTCAAGATCAAGCAGCCCCTGCATTTCACGCGGCCGACCAAGCGTCATGGCCTCTGTTGACTCACCGATCTGCAAAATGGTGATGCCGGGTAAGTCAGCATCCTCGAGCGGGTTGTCTTCATCAATAAACACCCGCGTGCTGGTGGTGGTGAGGCCGGTGACCAGCGTGGCCACAGCGGTGATGATTTGGTCGCGCAGATGGTCGGCCATTACGTGGTTTTCTCCAACATCAGGCGAATCTCAGCGCCGTTTGGCGGGATGTCTTGCACATTTTTGATACGGTATGTCGTGCCCGCGATGGCCAACGTGGCATTCTTGGTCGGGCGGCTGGCGTACTGCGAAGCCCAGGTGCGATAGGCGATCTGGCTGCCGGTGATTTCGCTGAACGGCTCGACATACTCCGTATCAAAAATGCCCTTCACCGCGACCGGGCTGCCGCTGACAGGCGTGTAGCTGCCTGCGGTGCTGAAGTCGGTGTCATCGTAGAAATCGGCGAGCGATTCGGTGAAGGGCATGGCTTACTTGCTTTCTATTCGCCGCGCGATTGGCGCTTTTTGACAGCCTGCAAATCGGCGAGCTTGACGCGATTGGCAGACGCCAAGGTCAGCGCAACATCTGCCGGCAAATCGAGCTTTTCGCCAATGTCTTTTGCTTCGCCGTCAATGAAAAATGGGTCGATCACTTCGACCGGGACCAGCTTTTGTTCTGAAGCCATGTTGTATCTCCTTTAAAGCAGCCGAGCGTTTGCGTTACGCCCGGCCGCGATTGATGCGATTGAAAAACGTTCTTTAGATCAACTACCCTGACTAAGCCGTGAGGCCGTCTGTCATTGCGGCGAACGAGGCAGGCTGACGCACCAGGCAATCGAAGAATTGATTGATCGTGATGCGGACTTGACCCGTTGTGGCTAGCGTGTATGGGTCAACCACGACATCGAGGCCACCGAAGTAAGCCAGGATGAAGTCAGCCCAATTGCTGGAGAACACTGCCGAGGAACACACGCCGGAGCTGCTGCCCTTGGTGCCGGTGTTTGGCAGGTTGTTTGTGACCAGGGCGCGATAGCCGTTGACGGGTTGTGCGCCGTTGTCCCAGATGAAAGGTAGGTTGGCGGCTTTTTGCACTGTCTTCAACCAGCCGCGGGTGCGGGTGTTGAAGGCATAGCCAGCACCGACGTCCGGCTCGGCGTTGGCGTTTGCACAAGCGGACTCCAAGCCGACCATGTGGCCCCAGTTGAACTGCGCACCGTTGGTGCCGCCGACTACTGCGCCGATACCGGCTGTGGCGAGGATGCCGCGTGGCTGTGGCGATGTACCCGTGCCGTTGAAACCGAAGTTTTCGATTTGCACGGCCAGCGCATCAACCAAGTCTTTTTGCAGCATGGCATCGACTGAGCCATTAACTTGCTGTATGGCCTGTTTCGATGGCTCAACAAATGCACCGACGCGTTTTGGCGAGAGTGTCATCAGGGTGGTGTTTGGCTGCGTTTCGGTGAATGCTGCGATTTCCGTCACGTTGCTGATTGCACCAGACGATGTTTTGCGTGGGATCGCAATGTTGCCGGTAAGACCGTACAGCGCGGTGGCACCAAGGCGGCCAAACACCAGGTAGTTGCGCAGCACGTCGACAAACTCATCCATCATGACGGTGGTTTGCACGAGGTTGCCAGCTTCGCCTGCGGTGCCGACGTTGAAGTCACGGCGCAGTGCATCGCCTGCGTTTTTCTGCAAAAGCGACAACGGCATGTAGAAGCCATCCGGCTTTTGGCCGGTGCGCTTGGCGATGGCGTCTGAGACTTCACGCTCAAAACCTGCGGCTTTCCAATCGCCACCGATCGAGGCAAGCACGGCGCGAGAGAGGCTGTAGTTTGCCTGCTCTTTTTTGGTCAGATCGATCACATCGGTGCGGGCATCGGTGTGTTTGGTGGTGATCTTGGCCATGACTTCGCGGAGGAAGTCTTCGGTGTTGCCACCACGTTTAGCGACATCGGCGGCGACGGCTGGGCCACCGTAGTCACGGTACTGTTCGCCGAGCGTGAGCAAGGCAGTGATGCGGGTGAGTGCTGCGTTTTCGCCAGCGGCGCGTGCTGCTGCTGCGGCGGCTTCTTGTGCTTGGGTATCCATAATGCGAATCTCCTGAGTTTTTTCGGCGTTGGCCGGATTGGGGGTGGCGCGTGTTCGCGCCGTGGCGGGTTTGCTGACTTCGGTTTGCACTTCTTGCTGCAAATCTGCGGACCGACCAACGCCAACCGTTGGGTCTGCAGGTATGGCCACGAGAGAGACCTCTAGTGGTTCCCATTCGGTGACACGGTAGGTTTCGTGTCCGTCTTTCTCTTCAGCGAGCACCATCTTTTTGACGATGTAGCCAACCGAGACATGACTGCGGATGCCGTCTTGCACATCCTGAAAAATCTCTTGGGCGAGTGGCGAATTGCCAAAGCGCACCATGGCGCGACCAACCTTGTCGCCGCCGATGTAGGCTTTTTCGATCACGCCGATTTGTTTGCGGGTGTCGTGATCCAACAGCAACGGGTGCTTGTTGTTCAGGCGCGAGAGATCGGCGCTTTTGCCGCTGTGGTCGAGAATCTCGGTGCCAAACCAGCGCTGGTACGGCTCTTCTGATGAGAAGGCAAGCTCGACGGTGCGGGCACTGGTATCAATGGCGGCGCGGTCTAGCTCAAAGTGGCGGTACTCGCGCTGCGTTTTGATGGTTTCTTTGCGTTCGATCACTTCGGACATGGCGGCTCCTTACGGGAATGCAGGCCTAAAAAAAGCCGCTCTAGGCGGCTGCTACTTTCTTGGGTGGGGTTGCGGTGCCACCGGAATCTGGCGGCGGATTGGGATCTGCAGGCTTGACGGCTGAGCCAAAATCCAGCTCGACGTTTGCGGCGGCAGCCGCGGCGTTTTCGATTGCAATCTTTGCCAACTCATCTTCGAACTCGAGGCCCTGCTCATCACCAATGGTTGTGCTGGATTTCAAGCCAGCACGCCGCAGCATCAGATTTGCCTCGGCATCTTTGACGGGATCAACCCATTTCCAGCGACGGCCCTGCCAACGTGGAATGCTGAACTTTTCGTAGCGATCGACTGGCATGGCCGACGATGCGCTGAATTTAATGGCCTGCGACGTCAGCGCCATCAACAACCAGTCTTGGTAGATCGGAATCAGGAAAGAATCAATAAACCAGTTCTGCAGTACGGTCCAGTTATCGCGCTCCTCGAGTACGGCGCTGCGGATGCTGGAAAAATTCACGCCTTCAAGATCGCTGGACATGGTGTTGTAGGCCACGCCAAGGCCAGACGAAATGCGGCGCAGCGCGGCTTTCACAAACGGCTCATAGTTGCCGTGCGGGTAATCTGGGTCAAACGATTTGAAATCGTAGCCTTCGGGCAAGACGTCAAACTTGCCGGGCTCGGCATCTTGGTACAAGCTGCCGTTGGCATCTTGCGACTCCGCCAGCGCGCTGCCGTTGCCTTCGGGAGATGTGAAAAAGCCCATCTTGCTGGCACCAACACGCGCGGCCACGACGGCGGCCTCTTCGAATGCGCCAAGCTGATAAAGCGAAAGGCCAGCGGCGTGCATCCACGGCACACCACGCAGCTGCTCAGCGCGCTCGGTAATAAACAGGTGAAAGATGTCGTTAGCCAGCACCCGATCTTTGGTGACGGACTCTTGCATTTCGCCGTAGTCGCTGGGGTTGCGCCCGTGCAAGTGATAGGCCACAACGCGGCCAACGCTGTCGTATTCGACGCCCATGCGTACCACGTTGCCGTTGTTGTATTTGCCTTTTGCGCGGATGTCGAGACGGTCAATATCGAGCACTTGTAGTTGGTAGCCATATTTGCTGCCACCACCACGCACACGGCGCACGAGGGCTTCCCCATCACGGGCGACGGTTTGCACAATTAGCCGACACATGGCCGGAAATGCGAGCTTGCCGGTGACGTCACAGTTTTTTGGCAAGCACCAATCTGAAAAGTGCCGCTCGATTACACTATTGCCGACGGCATCTGGCTGCGCATCTTTGCCGTACCCATTCACGCCATTCACATTCAGCCGGAAACCATCAGGCCCCACGATGTGGGTGCCGACCATCTGCAAAAACTTGCGCGCGTATTCGTTGTTCTGCGCCAGGGTGCGACAGCGGCCACGCAGTGATGGCAGGGTGCTTTCAAGGTCTTGGTTGATGCCGGTGTTGCTGTTATTCCAAAAGCTCGTGAGACGCGAGACGATAGCTGCATCAAACCCACGGCGCACCGGGCGATGCTGAAAACCCGCTGCAGCGACCGGCGCATTGCTACGCTGAGCCGCGCGCTCAGCGTTCCACTTTGCCAAGACTGTGCTGCCTTTTTGGGGGAAGTTGAACACGGCTGACATTTGTTACCCCCGAATGCGGATCACGTTCTTTGTGCCAAGGCCGTTTGCGAGACGGGCTTCGTTTTCTTCTGCGGCAACCAATCGCGAATACCGCGTTTGCAGCATGATCAGATCTGCCATCGGCGTGCGCTTTAAGGTACGGTCACCGATGCTGTATTCCTGCTGGTCACGGCTGGCGCGGCCTTCGATGACGGCTTCGATGGCTTCGAGCGTCTTGCGGGCGTGGCTGCGGTTGTCCAGAGGCGCAGAGGTTGTACGAGGATCTGGCTTGATCGTGACTTGCCCTTGTCCTACGGAGTAAGACGCGCCCGCTTTCTCCACCCACGAATACCATGAGTATTCACCGGCAGTCCAATCGTCGGTGGTAGTGGGGCCGACTTGCACGCGGTGCAAACCATCACTAGCCGCGCTTGTCAGCAAAATGGCTGTGCCAGAAACACGCGGCACTAGGCGAAACTTAAGCGTCCAGCCATCTGCCGGCGTGTAATTAGCCACTTCGGTGCTGAAGTCTAGGGTATCGCCCGCAACAATCTCAGATTTCATGTTTTTTTGCCTCCTATGCGGGCGATCTGCACGGTGGTGGTTTGCGCACCAAGCCGCGCGGCGCTGGTGCTCCTATTTGCTCCGCCAAGCCGGGCTATCTCTGCGCTGAATCGTGTCGATTTTTCGCGCAGCGGCACTGGCATCTGCGATTGGCACATAGCTCATTTATTTTTCCATCCTTGCACAAAGCCGCCTTTGCGTTTGATGATGCGCGGCTTGTTGGTGGGTGTTTCATGTGGAACGACTGCCAGCGCCTCTAGGCCGGTTTTCTCGGGTAGCGGCGCGGCAAATAGGTCCTGTTGCTGTCTGCCGGCGGGCTCAAATACGTCGCGCAGTTTTTTCCAATCCGACTCACGCATGGCCTGCACACGCACCACGGGGTGATGCGCAATGGCCTCGGCATAGTTGGCGGTGTCGAGTGCCTCGTTGTGCCGGTCTTTCAGCTTCACATAGGTGCGCTTGCGCGGATCGAACACCTCAGAGGTGTACTGCATGAAGTAGTCATCCGGCAGCTCGTGGCTAAAGTGCTCTAGGCGATGCGCGGCGGGGTGTTTGCCGTCGCTGTGCAGCCGTGCATAGAGCATTTGTTTGCCGGTGTTGACCGAGACTTCGTAAACCTCTGCGCCGCCCTTCACCACGCCGCCGTTACGCTTGAAATCCTTTTTCGATGGCCGCTTGAGTAGCTGCTGGCTGAAGCCGTGGCCGCCTTTGATCACAAAGATGTTGCGGTGCTTACGAATGCGGCAGAAGTTGTACACCTCTTGCGTCAGGTAGCCCGAATCGATCGCAGTGGCAGCGACTTTCATGCTGATGCCAAACGCGTTGGTGACCGGCTGGGCAAGGTATTCGTCTAGCTTTTCCCAAACC